TGTTGTAGGCATTCCAATTGTTCACGGCCTCGGCGAGGTCCCTGTGATTTGTTACAATTCATTTGGTGTTGGTCGCGAGCTTGTCAAAATGTCTGAGTTATATTCTATTGCAGTAATGAACTGGACTGTATTCAATTTATCAAGCGAAATACGCGCACTTGAACGCGGTCAAACATTTTCTGTTTTTTGTATTCAAACCGAGGGCGCAGGCGCTATAAAAATTGGCGTTGACAATGCGCTGATTATTCCGATGAGTGCGACAATGATGCCACAATTTATTTCGCCAGATGCGCAACAGCTAAAACAGTTGGTCGATAACAAGGCCGCATTGATTGACAGCATTTATCGCGCAGCGTCGCAGAGCGGTGTTGTAGGTGTTGCAACGGCTTCAAGTGGTGTTGCGAAGGGATGGGATTTTAGAGCGCTCAATGAGGTGTTAAAGTCAAATAGCGAAAAGTGTGAAGCGTTCGAGAAAAAACTCGTTGACATGATGTTTCTTTTTCTCGGCACTACAAATGATTATGAGTGCGAATACTCCGACGACTTTTCTCCCACATCGGTTACGGATGCTGTGCAAATGTCTATCAACGCACACGGCGCAATGCTTCCTCCGGTGTTGCTCAATATCATTGATAAAAACGCGGCTGCTGTTTTGGCAAAAGATCAAGACGAACTGCAAGAGCTTTGCGACATACTCGATGCCGATCTTGAGCGCGACCTCGCAACCGGCCGTATTGACGAGGAGCCGACCGCTTGAAAAAGAAGGTCGTTAACCCAATAACAAAACCGATAAACGATTTTTCGCGGTGGTACGCTGTCAACGGTTCAAAAGTTCGCGACGACGTTACCGCCGCCGTTCGCAAGCTACCAAAGGGCGCGACTGTAAAACAGGTTCGCGCCGCCGTTGATGCCGTGTATGTGGCAACTGGTTTTGATATTGAGTTGGTTACACGGGCAACTGAGACCGTTACGACTGGTTTTGCAATGGGATCAGCGCTAACGGTATCAGCATCACTCACAGGCCCCGCCGGCGAGTTTGTTCAAACCGCTGAAACTTTTGCAGGTGGTCGCGCATTGCAGACAATTATTGGTGGTGCAAAAACGCAGGCAATTGTTTACGCTGAGATATTCAAGGCTAAAAAAAATCTCACGTTGATCAATAAAATTATTGACAATCTTGGAGATAGTGGCGCAACGCAGGCCAAACTATCACGGGCGGCAACGGATCTTCTCGGCGCGGCTCGTCGGTCGTTTTCGCAGTCGATGGATGCAGTAGGATATAAAAAACTTGAGAAAACAATATCAAAAGTGCGACAAAACGCGGCTCGACTTGACCGATACCAGTCGCGAGGACTTCAGCGGGCGCTTGACGACATGGCAACCGCAGCAGAAAATGGCGCAGAGAAGGCATTTGAAGCGGCCGCAGATCGTGCCGTGATGTTTAAGGCACGGTACAACGCCGAGCGCATTGTGCGCACCGAAACGGCACGTGCAAATGGTATCGGAAAAACAAACTCGATGCTTGAGGATGAGGATATCGTGTCGATGCGGTGGATACTATCTTCGTCACACGCGATTTTTGATGTTTGTAACATAAACGCCGAGGCTGATAGTTTTGGCCTTGGTGCCGGCGTGTATCCAAAAGACAATTTCCCAGAGTATCCTGCGCATCCGAATTGCATGTGTAGCCTGTCTCCCGTCCGCGGCGTATCGACTCCAAAATCAAAATATAACCCAAAAGCCGCAGACAAATTTGTTGACTCGTTGCCAGCATCACAGCAAAAACGCCTACGCGGTGTCGACAAAAAAGGCCCGATTGCACAATATACGGGGCCGGTAAAAAAAACAATTACACAATGACGATACAATTTTGTATCAAACAATATTGACAACGATACAATTTTGTACTATCTTGGTATAGTAACGGTAGGCGCTGACAAAGGTCGGCCTGCCAAAACTCCCGCAGATTATCCCGTGTGTCCCGCTGCGGATGCACACAAAACCGCCCGATGTGGCAACCCGTTCGAAAGGTTTTTGTATGACGCTCGCTGAATTGCTTGCAGGTATCGATGCCGAAAAGTCAACCGCAATCAATGCGCTCTTTGAAAGTCAGAGAGAAGGATTTGAAGGAACGCTCTCGAAAAAATCGAGCGAGGTTTCGCGCTTGCTTGGCAAAACAAACAAGTACAAAGACTTGATTCGTGAGACGTTCGAGGTTGATCCCGAAGATGAAAAAATCGGCGAGAAGTTTTCAGAAATTCGCTCGCGCCTTAAATCAACAGAGACAAGCGCGACTGGCCTTTCGAAACTTGAGCAAGAGGTTAAAGCACTTAAAGCAATCAACGATGCGTCGGCTCTTGAAATGGCAGCGACGAGAAAAAGCATGGCTCTTTCAAAAGCAAACGCGGCTCTTAATGGCAAGGTACACAACCACGAGGACAGCGCGTACCGTTTGGTAAGCGAGGGGAAAATAAGATTTTCTGATACGTCGAAAGAGGTTGTTTATTTTGACAATGACGAAGAAAAGGATTTGAATACAGGCGTTGAACTGTTTGTAAAAAGTCGCCCCGACATTGCGAAGACGCAACAGAAGGGCGGGACTGGTACAGGCGGTGGTGAAAAAGGAAAACAACGCGACGAAAAGCGCATAAACATAAACGATTTTCATTCCCTTCCCGCGATGGAGAGGGCGGCTAAAATGGCCGACGGTTACGAGATAACAGACTAACGAAAGGTTTTAAAATGGCGAACACAATTCCAGCGGCTCTAATACCCGTACTGTACGCATCGGCCGCAACCGTTGCGCGTGAGCAGATAGGGTTTATTCCTGCCGTCGACCAGCGCTTCAATGAAAAGAATTTGAAGGTTGGTCAGACACTCACGATTCCTATCAGCCCAGCACAGACCTCGACCGCTTGGGTTCCGTCAAACGTCGCTCCTTCGGGAACGAATCGTATCCTAACGAATACTGACGTTACCATTACGTCAAGCGAATCGTCGGAATTTGTTCTTACGGACAACGATGACGCAATGCTTCGCGATGGCGGAAACGAAATTGGCCTTGACACTACGCGCCAATCTTTTCAGAGCTGTTTCCGCGTGTTGTCAAACAAGGTTGAGGCAGAAATCGCAGCGCTTGAAATCTATGCGTGCCGTGGTATTGGTACCGCCGGTACAACTCCTTTTGCATCCGGTATCGGTGACTCTGCGAAGTGCCTCAAGGAATTGAAGCGCAACGGAGCGCCTGACGACGGTGATTTCTCAATTGTTCTTGGCCTCGAAGCAGCCGCTAACGTGCGCTCAAATACCGATCTCGTTAATGTCAATAAGGCCGGTACTGCCGACACTCTGCGCTACGGATCGCTTTTGCAGCTTAACGGCTTTGCCATTCGAGAATCTTCGCAGGTTGTCGATCACGTTTCCGGTACTGCAAACGGTGCATATACCGTAAACAACGGAAACGTTGCGGTCGGTTCAACGGCTCTTACCGTTGCTGATGGTGCGGGTACGATGCTCATTGGTGATCTGCTTTACAATACCACCGTTGGTGTTGATTCGCAGAAATACGGTATCCGCACGGCACTAAATGCCGGTGCAGTAACGATTCGCGCTCCGGGCCTTGTCAAGGCATGGGCCAACGACCAGACGCTTGCAATTGCTGCAAATCACGCTGCAAACATGGCGATTCACCGTTCTGCAATCATTTTGGTTGCCGGTGCGCCTGTTATCAATCCGACTGCGATCATGGCGACCGAGCTTGTAACTGATCCTGTCAGCGGCTTGCAGTTCATTGTCTGCCGCATCGAGCAGGACGGACAGGTAACGTATCGTGTCCATCTTTCTTGGGGTACAAAGGTTATGTACTCCGACCGCATCATTAAGTTGATCGGTTAATTTCGAACCTTTTGGAGTGGTGAATATGAAAACTGTTTTTATGACACACAAAGCAACGCCCGATTATGTCGGGCCGCTCACAGCCACGGTTGACCCGTCGCAGATTGATGAGTGGAAACTTGCAGGATGGGAAGTTGAAACAGTTTCCGACAATATGGGGGGTGCCGTCATACCGATGGCTCCCCCTGCTATCAACAATCAGTTTGAAAAGCGCGGTCGTGGAAGGCCGTCAAAATCGTGATGTCAATAACGGTGAAAGACGACGGATTGCTTCGAGCATTGACAATATTTCCCGATATGATTTCAAAGCACTTGCGCGTTGCTACTGCAAATAGCGCTGAACAGATTGCACTTGAGGCGAAAAGAAATCATAGTTTTATTTCGCGAACTGGCACGGCAGAAAATTCTATTTCATCGGAAAATATTTCCGGTACGACAAGCGCACGTGCATACATTCCGGTAAATGTTCCTCACGCAATTTGTCAGCATGAGGGAACAGGTATTTACGGTTCAAAAGGTACGCCGATTAAACCAAAAAGTGGAAAGTTTTTGAAGTTCCTTGGAAAAAATGGAACATACGTATACGTTCGCTCTGTCAAAGGAATAAAAAAGGATCAGTATTTGTATAAGGCAGCTATAAAATTGAAAACAAAAACGATTGAAAACATAAATGCGGCTATTGCCGGAGCAATAAAGGCGGTCGGGCTATGAGTTACATTGTGGCAACAGACATAACCGACAAGGTTGTACAGGCGTTTATTGCAAAAACAGATGCTCGCATGGTTCGGTGGATGGCGACAACAGACGCGGCCCTTGAATCTCTCGGAAAACAGCGCGGGATACAACCGGCAAGCATATCGGCTACGCTTGATTTTATCGTATCGCAGTGGTGTTGCGCGATGTATTGTTTCTTTGTTTGCAGAGACAATATGTCAAGCAATCCCGATGTTACGATTGAGCAGGACAAATACGCTGAGAAGGCCGATTTTTACCGTGGCGAGGCCGACCGTTTGGCACAGTTTATCACTCGCGAAATGCTTGTTGGCATTACCGCACTCTCTCCTATGCAAATGGTTCAAGGAGTTGATTTAATCCGTGGCTAATATCGCACAAATAATCGACGCAATCGGCGACAAGCTGAAATTGATTACCATAGCAAACGGTTATTCGTTCGATATTGGTTCTGTTTCTCCGCCCGACACTTGTTTTCTCGATGAGTTCAAAGCGTTTCCGTCTGTTGATATGACGTGGACAGACGATAGTCCCGATGACGAAGAAAAAAACGCAATGTTCGGTTTCTCAAAAGCGAACATCGTTTTGAAGTTGCGCACGTCTCTTATCGCCGGTAATGACGGCGACTTGGTGAACGGTCAACTCGATGCTGACACCTCGCTGACTGGATTTATGTCAACAATTCGCGAGGAAATAATTAAGAGTAACTGCGTTTGGGTTGACACTTGCAACGTAGTTTTGAAATATGCGGGTACGACAAAAGTGTTATCTGCAAATGGTGATATATTCAGACCGGCATCATTGCTGATGAATCTCGCGGCCTATTATCAAATGACGAAAACAGTATAAAGGAGCATTATCATGGCCTCTAAAACAGTTGGTGTATCGGTTCTTGACCTCGCACTATCGAAGGTACAAGTTGACAATCAGACAGTCGCAACGCTTCTTGCGCCTGCAACTGATCAGCTTGCCGCTGCAAGTGGTTTCAAGATCGAGCATGAGACAGGCATGACCGAAGCGAGTTACGCCGCAGGAACATACGGACAACATAAGGCAATCAAGGGCCTGCGGGCCGGTACTGTCGCTTTTGACATGTATGCTCGCCCGTCCGGTGCGGTTACGCTGTCGGACATTGTGCCTCTTATGAAAAACTGTGGGTTCATAAACACAATTGACACAAATAAAAACACTCTCACTCCGTCAAGCAATGAGAGCGAATGGTTTTGGCGTACGTTTTGGAAGTACACCGGAAATTATGCGTCGACAGGAGACTCGCTTTTGACAAAGGTCGAAGGCGTTTTGCTTGATTGTGTTATATCATGGGTGGTCGGTGAGCCGATCAAATTCTCTTTCAGCGGGCGAGGTGCCGCAGGTACTGACATTGTTGCTGCAACGTATCTGACAGGAGCGACACAGCCGACAACGTGCGGGCTTGCATTTGTTGGTGGAAAAATAAACGTTCTCGGACAAACAAATACTTTGCAGGAATTTAAATTGACAATAGGAAACGCTGTTGAGCTTGTCAAAGACCCAACAAAAACATGCGGTTATCGGAACGCATCAATAAAAGATCGAAAAACGAAGTGGGAAGCAACCGTTTTGCAGGAAGATGTTAGCGCGTCGAATCCTTTTGCGCTTCTCAATGCCGGGACGCTTTCGACGATTTCTATTTCTGTCGGTCTCACTGG